CTCCCAGTGTGGTGAATGGATTGTGGAGCGTCTTTTAAGTAACGACAAAGGGCACTGGGGACCGCTAGAACACCCCGCAATTACTTTTTCGGTGTCTGGGTATGTTCATAACGTTGCAATGCAAGCAAGGACTCATAGAGTGGGTATTACGTTTGATGTTCAGTCTCAGCGTTACACTGGAAAGAGAGTGATTAAAGTTGCAAATGGAGAACTTAAACCAGATGACGTATTCTATGTCCGTCCTCCTGGGTTTTATACTAATCGTTATGGTAAAAAGTATGACTGGACTCTTGCCGATTATAATGACGAACTAGATTTTATCTACGAAGGTTGTGTTCGTTACAGAGACAAATACAACAAAGGAATGTGTGAAGAGCATATTCGTGATTATCTAGCACAAGCAATTCGTCAGAACTTTGTGGTCTCCTTTAATCTTCGTTCTGTTCTACACTTTATGGATCTGAGAGCAAAGATGGATGCTCAACTGGAAATTCAAGCACTTTGTGAACAACTTTCTCCGTTGGTTCAAAAATGGTCTCCAAATGTGTGGAATTATTATGAGGAAAAACGTCTTCATAAAGCACGTTTGAGTCCATAATAAATATTTTTATCCTGATTTTTTAATTTTATGGCAATTTATCCAATTATTCATGTAGAAACAGGAGAAAAAAGAGTAATAGAAATGAGCGTTCATGAAATTACTCAATGGTACAAAAATAATCCTGAATGGAAGAGAGATTGGTCTGAAGGATGTGCTTCTCCAGGAGAAGTTGGAGATTGGCAAAACAAACTCATTCAAAAAAATCCTGGGTGGAATGATGTACTCGGTCGTGCAGCAAAGATGCCTGGATCAACTGTAAAAAAAATTTAATTACCTATGGCAAGAAGAAAACGAGGAAACATAGATCAACCAATTGGTGTTGGTCTTACTGCAAAGCAAATGAAGCGTAAAAAACCATTAAGCTCTGAATATTTAATTGATATAGATCCACTTACAGACAATCAAAAACGTCTTTTTGATTCTTATTCTATAGGAAAGCATGTAGTTGCTTATGGTTGTGCTGGAACTGGTAAAACTTTTATTACTCTTTATAATGCCCTTCAAGATGTTCTGGAAGAAAGAACTCCTTATGAAAAGATTTATTTGGTTCGATCTTTAGTTGCAACTCGTGAGATTGGGTTCCTTCCTGGGACACATGATGATAAAGCAGATATTTACCAAATTCCCTATAAGAATATGGTGAAGTATATGTTTCAGATGCCGAGTGATGCTGACTTTGAGATGCTTTATGGAAATTTGAAAGCACAAGAAACTATTAAGTTCTGGTCAACTTCTTTTCTTCGTGGAACAACTCTTGATAATGCTATTATTATAGTAGATGAGTTTCAAAATCTAAACTTTCACGAATTAGATTCTATTATTACTCGTGTGGGTGAAAATACCAAAATTTGTTTTTGTGGAGATGCAACTCAATCAGACCTTGTAAAAACAAATGAGCGTAATGGTATTGTAGATTTTATGTCAATCTTGCGTAAAATGCCATCTTTTGATATAATTGAGTTTGGTGTAGATGATATTGTTCGTTCTGGACTTGTTAAAGAATACATTACTGCAAAAATAGATGCTGGTTTTTGATGTTTAAACATATTGATATTGAACTTCCACAGTTGGAGCGTGAAACAATCGATGGGGTCAGGTACTATAAAGTGCCTGATAAAGATGAATTTTTAAAACTAGTTTCTATTACTTCTGTTACGAGTCATTTTAATCGTGAAATATTCGTTAAGTGGCGTAAAAAAGTTGGTGAAGAAGAGGCACAAAAAATTACTAAGGCGGCTACAAATCGTGGCACGGATATGCATACTCTCGTGGAGAATTATCTTCATAATAAAGATCTCCCGCCTGTATCGCCACTTCCGGATTTTCTTTTTAAGATTGCGAAGACGAATCTAAATCGTATAAATAATATTCATTCCCTAGAAGGGTCTCTATACAGTAAAAAATTAGGAATCGCAGGTACAGTAGATTGTATTGCAGAGTTTGATGGTGAATTAGCAATAATTGACTTTAAGACTTCTAAAAAACCAAAACCACGAGAGTGGATTGAACATTATTTTGTTCAGTGTATGGCATATGGGTGTATGCTGTACGAATTGACTGGTATTTCAGTCAAAAAACTTGTAATCATTATGGCTTGTGAAAATGGAGAATGTGTCATTTATGAAGAAAGAGACAAATCAAAGTACATCAAACTACTTACCGAATATATTAGAACATTTGTTAGAGATAAACTCGCAGAATATGGAACCAGATAAAGAACTAGAACAAGTCATTGAGAATAAGTTTTTAACTCCTTCCAAGTTTGCTCTTGAGATTGAACACATTGTTGCGACCGAAAACTTCAATTATATTGATGCAATCGTGCATTACTGTGAAATTAATAGTCTAGAAGTAGACTCGATAACAAAATTGATTTCAAAACCACTTAAAGAAAAGTTAAAGTGGGACGCGACTCGTCTTAACTTTATGAAACGGACATCGAGAGCAAAATTGCCTTTATGATTGTGACGCCTTTTGAAACTTATCAACATTATCTGTCACTTAAAAATCATTTCACAAACCCAAAATACGATTTCTTTAAGTATGGTGCGAAGACTCGTGCCAGTATGACTTCTTTTAACAAGAGGACCGATAAATACTGGTTCGAGAAGACTAGTCGCAAATATAACGACAAAGAAGTCGTAGATTTTCTTGTATCAAACTTTGTATCCGCAGACAACCCACAAAATTTATGGATTGGATCAATTATAAATTCTGGAGAAAAAACATATCAAGAATGGATGAGACGCCAACAGAGTTTGACTTACTTATTCAAAGAACAAAGCAGCGAATTGTTCTCGGAGACAAAATTAGAGGATGCTTTGAGTTGTTCAAAGGGACATCCACCAGTCCTAAAAAAGTTTCTAAGCGGGAGATTGTCGCTAGAAACCTTAGTCATCTACGACAAAATATTTGGTTTCTCAAAGACCTTTGATAAGAAACTTCTAGATCCGGTATGGGAAACCGTAAGTTTGAAAATATTAAAGTACTCGCCGTTCCTAAATATTGACGTATTCCAGTTTAAAAAAATTTTACGAGAAATTATAAATGAGTAACTTTTTCGACTCTGATATTATTCAAGAAGAACTGAAAGAAATCAATAAGTTACAAGAAGATATTTACGGAAGTATTCTTACTTTTGGTGGAATGTCCCGTGAAGATAAACTAGAACACATTGAAAAACTACAAATGCTCCTTGAAAAGCAACGGGTAATGTATACTCGCTTATCTCTTTCAGATGACCCACAAGCAGTTGAGATGAAAGAGAATCTTCGTAAGTCAGTTGCTCTGATGGGTTTTCCACCAGAGACTGATATGAGTCTTTTGTTTAAGAGTATGGATAAAACAATCGAATCCTTAAAGCAGTTTGTTGACCGTTAAGGTCACTTCTGTTATAATATCTAAGTAATCCCCCGAATCCAATTTATCCGAGGTAATCTAAATGGGCTTTGCCGATCTTAAAAAACAATCTAAACTTGGATCTCTCACCGAAAAACTGGTGAAAGAAGTTGAAAAAATGAATACTACTAGTGGTTCTTCTGACGAACGTGTCTGGAAACTAGATGTAGATAAAAGCGGTAATGGATATGCCGTTATTCGTTTCCTTCCTGCTCCTGATGGTGAGGACCTTCCGTTTGTAAAACTCTACAGTCACGCATTTCAAGGTCCTGGCGGTTGGTATATCGAAAACAGTCTCACGACTCTGGGACAGAAGGATCCAGTGTCTGAGTATAATACTCTGCTCTGGAACAATGGTACTGATGCTGGTAAAGAACTTGCTCGTAAGCAGAAACGTAAACTGACATATATTTCTAACATCTACGTTGTAAAGGATCCTGCTAATCCTGAAAACGAAGGTAAAGTCTTCCTCTACAAGTATGGTAAAAAGATCTTTGATAAGATTATGGAAGCAATGCAACCTGAATATGAGGACGAAACTCCTATCAATGCATTTGACTTTTGGCAGGGTGCTAACTTCAAATTGAAAGCGAAGAATGTCGCTGGTTATCGTAACTATGATTCCAGTGAGTTTGCAAATCCTGGTCCTCTTTTGAATGATGATGACGCAATGGAAGCAATCTGGAAGAAGCAATATTCTCTTGCCGAACTCGTTGCTCCTGATCAGTTTAAGACTTATGATGAACTCAAGCGTCGCCTTGATTCCGTTCTGGGTTCTAAGTCTTCTGTGCGTCTTGATGAAGAAGTTGAGGACGAAGATGATACTCGTGGTTCAGTTCGTGAACTAGACGATGACCTTCGCCAGGAACTATCTTCTCTGAAACCTACTCGCCGTTCTCCTTCGGTTGAAGAAGATGACGACGATGACGCATTGTCATATTTCGCAAAATTGGCGGAAGACTGATTCTGCACTATAATATGGGGGAGGTCAAGGGTCCTCCCTTTTATGGTGATTTGACTCTAATATTGTCACCTCTCTTCAACTTATCATTAATGTATTGTGTTGACTGCGAGTAAAGCATCAGACGACGACTATCATTGAGGAACTGCTGTAAGTAACCTTTTCTGAGCACATAAATTCCTCTTTTCTTTTCATTTTTAATTTCTTCATATTCATAATTAGTCACACCCACTACAATATCAAACTTTTTAACCATTTCTTGTAGTCCAGAATCATAATATTCTACATACGAACGATTGACTGATGAATCAATATCTGGTTTGGGTAATTTAAAATTATAGTCTACAACTTTTCCTTTTGGTAAGATTAAACGATCTGTTGAATCTTTAACTTCTATAGTTTCATAATGATGAACATCATTCATGGATGAACCATAAATTTTTTCTGCATATTCATAAATGTCTCTACTTGATAATGGCCATTGATCTCTAACATTAGTAATACCTGCAGAGATTAATACGACCCAATCAAGATTTTGAGATCCATAAAGTCCTTCTGCTACTTGCTCCGGTCTTACACCATCAGAAATTTGATATTTGTTAAAGACAGTGAAACTACTTTGAAGATCATCTCTGATCTTGACTCTCTTGAAAATATTTTTTACTGTAATGTATTCAGAAGCAGAAGTTCTGTCTGCTAGTGGTGATAAGTATTCAAGATTTGGAAGTTCTCTAAAGTATCCCATTTTAGAATCCTACTCCTTGAGTAGCACTAGAGTCATCAAAATTACCATATTCACTAGCATAAATTGGAAACATCTCTTGGAATGTTAAATCCATAGTCATGGAGATTGGAGTTCCATCACTATAAGTTGCATATGTATTTTCTCCAGTATAATTTACAGACATATCTTTCAAAAAACATGGTTTAAATTTATGTAAAAATGGATGATCATTTGAACCTTTTTTATAAGATAAGTTAAAAACATTTGGTGTTTCTAAAAAAAGTTGTCCTTGTCCACCTTTGGGGGCCATATTTTTTTTAAACACATAAATAATCTTTCTAATATTAGCACTTTCATTATTGTCTCTAGGAGTCATTTTAAATGAAAATCTAAAAGTTCTTAAAGTTACTCCATTAAACAATAATTCCATATTTGGATTAAATATTGTTCCAGATTCTCTTGCTAATAGTGAATCAATCGAAGTGTTTCCTCCAAAGATAGATACTGCTTCCGCTGCAAGAGTTTTAGTGATTAATTTTTTTGCCACACCAGCATTTAAATTAGAAACGGTAAGGGCATTTTCTATTGCTGTTTTAGTATCTGTTAATGATTTTGGAATATTATCAAATTCAAAATTGCTCATAGCATCTGTAATTCCACCTACAGCTGCTGCGGCAATGGTATTTAATTTATCTTCACCATAAGAAACACTATTTCCATCTTGTATATTTGATGGCATTGGTAAGATAATATATTCAAACTCTGTTCCGGTAGAACTTCCTAAAAATTGATTTGCCGTTTCATTAATTGATGCATTTCCCCCGGCAATATAGGAAGATATCCCCACTCTAAACCAATCCGTGGTTTTCTCAATGATTTCGTTAGGATATCTAAGAGTAGCCATTTATCTTTTTTTAACTATTTAGACGGATATTTCCAAAAGGAATCTCTCTTAAGTCTGCGATCTCGTCCGCATAAACTTCATAAATTCCTCCAGCAATCTCATCCCAAGTATATTGATGAACTTCACCCCAATGAAAGTTGAGTCCTTTGAATCCCCAACTGAAAACTTGAGTGACTGCAACTAGCGGATTTTGATCGTATCTTATGTTAGGCGTCTTAGGGTTATAAACAAAAGTATAATATTTTCCTGCAGATGGAACTTTATCACTTTCTTCCAAAACATCTAATACTTTTATCATTAAATCATCAGGATCTTCTGTTCCGTTAATATCATTTACAACAGAACGAACTCTATTTTTATTAACATCGGTTGGATATGAACTTCTTCTTTCTCTAAGTGTTTTTCTAGGCATTATTTGATACCTAGGTCGCTTTCGGTAAGTACTTTGAACTCATATCCACGATCAGCACACCATTCTTTTGCTGCTTCCCACTTTGCTTGATTTTTAGCATACTCATATGCCTCATAAAGATATGCTTTTGTTTGTCTTTTTGGTTTGGGGGGAGGAAGAGTCTGCTTGGATGGTTTAATCTCAATCATATATTTTTTGATACTCCCATCAGATTTTTTGACTTTTATAAGAAAATCAGGAAAGTATCTGTGAATTTTTCCGTCCACTGGAGATCGGTAGGGAATCGCTTTTTCTTCTGACTGCCATTCAGTGATATTTTCATTTAAATCACAATATACGCAAAATTTACGTTCCCATAAAGAACGATATATGATATTTGTTGGATCACCTTTATATTTTTGGGGGAATGAAGGTTGATATTTTCCCTTGTAAGACATTATACATATAATGTAGACTTATTCTAATATTTAGAGATGGCAGTTCCTGCGATTACTGCTCTTAATATGTCTGATATTAAGTTACTTGGTAACTTAGCAAGGACAAATTTATATCAAGTTACTATAGATGGTGGGTGGGGAGAACTTCCATCTCAATATGGGCAAACATTTTTACCATACGACATTACTGATTTTTCATCAGGATTTAAGGGTCAATTGGCACTTTTGTGTTCCGAAGCAACGCTTCCAGCATCATCTTATGCCACAGCAGAAGTGAAAGATAATTTTATGGGAGTTCCTCAAGAATTTGCTCACACTAGAATTAATACTGATATTGATTTTACATTTTATATTGATAGAGATTATAAGGTATTGATGTTTTTTGAAGCATGGATGGATTATATTTCTGGGGGTAATAATCCAAATTTAAAGAATCAAGATGGGACACCAAATCCAGAACCATCTTTAACGATTGAAAGCGGCAATTATTATCGCAGATTTAAATATCCAAGACAATATAAAACAAGTCAGTTTTATATTAAAAAATTTGAAAAAGACTGGCAAACGAGTTCGGCTACTAATATTTCATATCAATTAATTAATGCCTTTCCAAAATCAATAGCATCAATTCCTATTGCTTATGGGGAAGCAGAAATTATGAAAGTCACAGTAACTATGAACTATGATCGTTACATCCCTAGAAGAGAATATGCAAGTGTAATATATGATCAACAACAATTCCAACAGTCTATTGATCCTGGTATAACACAGGGAAATATTCCGGGAACTACAACAGTTGGGCAAACTGGTTCTGCTGTTATTAATCCTGGTGGAGGTCTTAGTGATTTACTTGGTGGACCTGGGGATACTGGAGCCCCTGGATTGTCGTGATAAATAATCACACCTGAATTGTACTGAGGATTATGCCTTTACCAAAAATTAATACTCCAACTTATGAGTTGGAGATTCCTTCAACTGGAAAGAAGATTAGATACAGACCCTTTCTAGTTAGAGAAGAAAAAATTCTGATTATGGCTTTGGAATCTGAAGATATGAAGCAGATTTCAAACGCTATTGTGGAAATTCTTACAGAATGTATTCTGACCAAAGGAGTTAAGATTTCCGAACTTGCTACATTTGATATTGAATACATCTTTTTAAATGTTCGCTCTAAGTCAGTTGGTGAAACTGTTGAAGTTAACGTAACCTGTCCTGATGATGGAGAAACACAAGTCAAGGTCGAAATTGATATTGACTCAATTAAAGTGCAAAAAGATC